GTGAGGCCATCCGGTGCGGGCTTCGGCTATGAAACGGGCGTCAGCGTCAGTTATTCCGGGCTCGCTGATAAATACAACAGGCACCCCTCGGGAGTTTTTCAGTAACGACTCCCCGTTGTCCACGCCCCATTCCCAATGCCCCGCCGTTGCCGCGTTGCATATTGCGAGGTCTGCGTGTAGATCGCGTTTCATTCCGCGTCCTCCTTTCCATATCCCAACTCTTCTAACGCCTCATCAGCGCACTCTCTAGCGCCCAAATCCGGGCTTTCCTCGCTGATCGCCCGCAACGCCGCGACCATCTTGGCTTCGCGATCATATGCCGCCTCCAACGCGTCAAGCAACCGCGGAATGTCCTCGCGGGCGTGGGCGATGAACTCGGCGTCGTGTTCGCCGTTTTCGTAGGTATCCCCGAACATTATTAACGTGTCCGCGAGATATGAGCCCTGCGGAACGAAATCGTACTTACCGTTTAATACCTTCGCGTTACTCCACCGCCACGGTCCCGGCGTTGCCTTCTCGGCGCGCTCGCGGATCGCGGCGAGTTCCTCTCGCGTGATGACGTTAGGTTTCGCTGTCATTTCACAACCCCTCCAATAGCTTCCATAATCTCTTGAATTGCGTAGTACTCAGGATTGAGTACGTGCATGAGTCCGTATAATACACATGCAAATGCCGAAATTGACGCCATTCCACCTGCAACCAAGAAGGCCCAGAACGCAACATCCCAATCGCAATTGTAGCCATGCCTCGTTTCTACGTATTTCCTGTATAGCAACCGAATCGTAAGGGTAAAGAATACAAGGTATAGTAACCCTCCTACCATGAGTACTGTCCCTTCCGTCCACTGCTGACGAACTAATACATCGTACACATGCTCCGCCGCCACCCCAAGTTTGACGGCCAATTGCTCCATATATTGAGTAACTTTATCCATGTTCATTAGCGATCTTCCTCCTTATCAGGTAATTCTGGAAGAGGTATCCGGGCAATCCAATCGTAATCATATTGAAACAATTCGCACGGTTCTAAATCATGCAGTTCAAAGTCACCGTAGTCACACCAACGTCTGGTAATCCCGCCCGGGACCACCGTTTTATCCGGCAACAGCTTGGGCGCCTTAGAATACTCAATGTAATAACGACACTGCTTACAAGTTTTTCTTTTCTTGAGTAAACTCACATCAGGTTCCTCCTTTACCTTATCTGCGCATTGGACAAACGCTATGGACACAGCACATGGTAATGTAACGGCTTCATCGGAACGAGCCTCTGCACCCGATCTATGCCGTACTTCTGCAAAGAAACCGAAGCAGTTATCGTTATATACAACGGTATAACCTTGAGGCACAGCCTCCTCGATTAGCTCCTCCATGCCATCCCGGTGGGCGGAATAGTAGGGAAGGGGATTTAATACAATTCCATCAACAGCTATCATTAACCCGCCATTTTGTTTTACTACTTCATACCCGAGAGCCTGTGCAACTTTCTTATCAAGTTCCCTCCACCCGGCATATTGGATTTGCATGATTAGTGTACCTCCCCGTGACCGTAATCCTCGTACTCGATGATATTACCAACGACATGGGCCTTATTCAGGTCAAATAGCCGAGGTTCATATTTATTTCCTGCCCCGTCCACAAAGATGAATCCTAAAGATTCACTATCATAGACAACTCTAAGGAAGTGCATACAATCTCTGTCACAGTCATAGGCTAGAAGAATATCCCCTTCGTAAATCTTCTTACCTCCCCCATCACGGCGTCCTGTAAACTGTAGAAGAATATACTGACCTTCTTCAGCCATGTCTAGGAAGCAAACAATACCGTCCGTGTCTAGTTTGTTTATGTCTTCCCATGACAGCATTTGTTTAGTTTCTCTATCCCACGCTTTGTACTCAATAGCACGCATCTTATCCCCTCCTTACTCATCTACACTCACAAGAATTCCGCACTCTTCGCAGTAATGACCTTGTAGGCACTCTGGTAGGTCTTCCATATCCATTTCAGACACGTAATTGTTTTTGGGATAGAAATAAACTGGTTTAGTCAATTCTGTTTTAAACTCGATGTAGTGGACTCGATACCCTCCGCACTCCATGCACCTTACCATGTTCATGCCCTCCTAATGCGTAATAATTACTGTCGTTGTCGGTAACCACTCATAGTACATGTAGTCTGTTAGATTGTCCTTACCGCCCGGCGGGGCAGTGGAGGGAGGAGGGATAGACTGAGCAGGTTCAGTATTTACATAGTCGTTAACCCTCTCTCCCATTTCGATTAAGGTAGAGATTAGAAGCAGTAACGTGATAAACACCCCTACCGTCAAAATGATTTTTAAGAAAGCCGTCCATGCATTCGCTACCACTTCCCAACCTCCTCTTGAGTAATCACTATTAACACTCCCTTTAGTGGATTGCTAACCTCAGTCCTTTAACATCCGCCCACTCTTGCACGAACGCCATCTCGTGCCGATCAGGATTTCTGTTACCAAACCCACGTACTTGTCGGATGTTACCATCCCGAACCTCAATGGTAATCAGGGGCTTGTCCAGTTCGTCGATGCTACGCATAAACAGGATTTTGCACTTGCCTGTAATTACATCATTGACGTAAGAGGCGACACAGTGACTCAGCGAGCTTCCTTCTTTGATCAGGTCAGATGCATCTTTTGGTGTAATGATGGCATATGGTTTCTTTTTATAGGTAAGTCCCTGATACGACTCATCACTGACTGCCTTTCGCATCTGCTCGTTCTTGGCTTCGTCCTGCTTGGCTTGGTAGTTCATCTGTGCAACATCGTGAGCCTTAATAAGGGACTTGGGATACTTCTCTTTCGGTTCAACGCCCATTTCCCGGCACATACGAACGTAGTCACGCAAGTAAGTGGAGGCATAGTATGGTCTTGTGATGCCTTGTTCCAATTTGACCTCGCGGGCTAAGTAGAGGGACAGCCGCCTTACATCCTTGTACCCGTACTGCTCGTATAGTTGTATAATCTCGCCACTTGCGTGTAGCATACTACCCATGTCGGACTCTTCTTTGAATATCTCTGCCATGAGTTTGACATTATTACCGCCAAGCGCCCCATCAAGTTTACGTATCCTATCCACATCGTATCTACTAAACGAGTTGAAACCGCGCAGGATTTGAAGTGCGTATTTCGGCACACCAAGGATTTTGTGCGGCTTAGTCTCTTTTGATTGCATCCACACGCTATTGCGTGCGATACTTCTAAGACTCGTACCAAAGCCCGCGTTCGCAAACAGTTCAATTTTAGGAGATTCATTAAGAAGCCTTACAAGTGCCCTACCTAGCTTTTTCGTTCGCTCCCAACCGTTTTTCCCATTGGCTTCAAGAGCATACTCAAATAGGTGCTTACTTTTTTCTGTAGCGAAGATAGGGATGATTTGATATTCGGACCGACCCCAAGAAAAGAAGCTGTTCATATTAAACTCGCTTGCGTCTACCTCCTTGCCGTTCTTGATCAAGGTGATTGACCTGTCTTTCAGGCTGTATTTCAATTCCCAATTGTTACTAAGTTTGACTGTCATCCTGTCATGCCGCACCGTGAGGATAAATTCTGCTTTTTTAAGATGGAAGTAGTTGTCTTGTTTCTCTACGCAATCGAAGATTGCATGTTTAAATCGTCTGTAGGTGTTTTGTCCGGGCGGATACTCTCCTCCATAGATTACTTCCCTGTTATCACAGGCGGGGCAGACCGTTGACGCGAATCTTTCAATCTCTGAAATAGTTCCGCAAGAACAATACAGCTTTCTATTAGTACTTTGTCTTCCAAAGCTCACCGCAATTTTTAAAGTTTTCACTTCCCCCATAATTTCTACTCCTCCCGAGGTTTGCTTTCACTTATACTGTCAGCATTTTGTCCTGATGGGTTGCAGGGAAAACAAAAAAAGACGGAAATTATTCCGTCTTTACAAAGCCTATTTAACATCGAATGCTTCATCTAAATGCATACAATACTCTGTTGTCCTCCGGTATCGGTTCACGCAGGCGGCGCAGAGAAAGATGAACGTTGTCCTCATAATCAGCTTTACAAGTATCTTGGTAAATGCAGTCGTAGGCCTCTACCCCATCCAGTATACCCTTATCAATAAGTCTCTGGAAAGTAGTACTGCCGCAGTCAATCAGAAACAACGTTGTCCCTGCTTTAACGTATGCTGAATTGTTACCTAATTTTGTGTTAAACGCACTTCCTGTGCAGATGAACGAGAGCATTACGCCGCGTCCTCATTACCTTCGTCGTCTTCGTCATCGTCGTCTGACAACAGGCCAACTGTGTACTCGATGCCTTCCTTAGCGAAGGTCTGCACGACAGATGCTTCTTCCTCGCCAATTTCTTCAAACATACCGACAGTATACTCGATTCCAAATTTGGCAAGTTTCTTTTTAACCTCTTCTTCAAAGATTTCGCGCCAGTTCAGTTCCCCTGCAACAAGTTGTTGGAGTTGTTCTGGGGTGAACTTGCCACTCCAGTACGGCGCGGCCTCAATGTCTGACTTAAACTCTACACCTACATCGTTAGGGATAGTGTTACACATGATACTAGCGAGTTTTTCATATACTTCCCAAGGCGTATCCTCTGGAGCGTCGAAGAGAAGCTCATCGTGCACCTGCAAAACGATGTAGATGTCATGTTCTTCTAAAATTGATTTGTACCCTTCACGTAACCACTCTTCGCGGTCGAAGCACTTGGTACCGTCCGGGCGGGTGGGGTAGAACAGGTCAATCATTGCTTTCTTTGACTGGTCTGCTGAAGACCCTTGTACAGGGACGTTCGTACTTTGCCGTTTGCACTTCTCCAGTTTCCAGTGCCAACCACGTCTCTTGTAGACGTCATCTTGCAGGACTTCCGCAATTGTCTCACCGAAACGGCGCTTACGGCCAAGTACAGTTTCAACATAGCCTTGGGTCATTAGGGTCTTGTGGGTCTCCGCCTCCCACTTCAGGTAGCTCGGCAACCCCGCTTTAAAGCCGTCAATCAATTGTTGTGCTTCTTCCTTAGTAGATTCAATTTGTTCTGAAAGCCCCACAGAAGTTATACCGTATACTACCATTAACCCCTATATTTCTATAGGGCGTGGACTATACCTTGACAATCATCTCCATGATTGCCCCTCCCGTTACATGGGTTCGATTGATTTACCGCCGGGGCGGTAGGCGACCCATGGTCAGTCTCTACACCATCGTCCTCATTAAGAGGGTTTTGGCTCGGTATTACCATACCTAGTGGTTTACTAGGCTACAGGCTTCACCGATATGAGGGAGGTTTTACTTCGGCATAGCATCGGCATACCGAAGACAACGCTTTTCATTTTCTTCCGCAGTAACTCAAAGAAAGAAGCAAGCGTTTCAATGGTTTCCTTGTCACATACATTAGGGTCTAATTTGGATACTTCTTTAGTTGCATGATATTGGATAGCGTATTTTAGTTCGTCTGTTCCCGCCCAGTTCTCGATTGCCTTTTTGATCTTATCTTTTGTTTCTTGTTCACTCTCACCCTTATAGTTACGGATTTGCTCAAACATGTCGTAGTTCAGTCCGTGTACTTGGCAAGTTACACGGCTGTGCATGTCGAGACCTTTTTGGAATACCTCGATGAGGGCAGGTTCTTTGGTAAGGATTGCCAACCAACGAAGTTCTTGTTGCGTTAACCTCCGTACTTTCGTAGGAGCCTGACTATACCTTCAGGGGCGACTTTGTAGCAACTAAGCCCCTGCCCGCCGTGTACATAGGTTCGATAGATTTACCGCCGGGGGCGGTAGGCGACCCATGGTCAGTCGATACACTCCCTGCTACTGGAAGCACGGTATTGGCATATGCTTATCAGCACTTCAGCGTCCACCGTTTTGAGCGGGTTTTACTTCAGCCAACAATACGTAAACTGAAGTCCGCGCTGACGAGCAAACGACCCTTGCGGGCTTGAAACGCCATGCGGATGAGATCGAAGCGTGACGGGATTTGTTGCCATTACTGTTAGTACAAGGCTTTTTATCCTTGTTCCCTCATTACTGAGGGTGCCGGGTCATATCATCACCCACCGCCAAGTAGGTGTTACTAGAACGGTTCGTTCATTATAAGATGATGGTCAATCGGAGTAAGTTCTGCATAAGCCGCCCACAGGTCCATAATGTACCACTTGCCTGCCAGTTCCTTATAACGCTTAATGAACTCCTCCCTATCCTGATAGCTGTACACTTCTTCGCGCTCCTCTGTCTTATTGACTAGGATGATCGAGTACCTTATTACATACAGCCGACTACCCATTAGCGCACCTCCTTGTAAATATTTATACTTGGCGGTTTGGGTGCGGCGCTTTCGTGGGGTTATTATTGCCTTGCCCGACTCAAACCCTGACCTCCACACACTTCCTAAAGGTTTCAATAGGCATCCCTTTAGGCTTGGCTCGGTATTGACCTTACAGGAGAATCCCGAACTCTGTAAGGCTTCCACCGAATTAACGCCGTTCAGACACGTAAGGTTTCCCTTACGCCGCCCACAACTTTAGGTTTGGATTTCGGCAACTCATGCGTCCTGTACGGACGAGTTGGTTGTAGCTTGGGTGGATTACACCATCCACTGCGTGCTCAGGTAGTTTCTCGGTAAACGCTTCGATCAGTTTTGACAGCCCTCGGTATTCCAACAGAAGTCCAATTACAGGGTGCTTCTTCTTATTTCTGGTAAGTACTTTCTTTGATGTAGACGTTTTGAGTACGGTCTTTTTGAGAGCCTTGTCATACTGCTCCATTGGCTCCAGAATCTTGTGTTCCTCATACAGCTTGAAGGCAACCTGCTTCGATGAGCCTATGTTAAACTCCTCGACTTGTTCTTCTGTTACTTTGAACTTAATGCCGTTCTTCTGTCTGGTCTTTGTCCTGGTCACCACAATTTTGCCGCCTAAATAATCGTAGATGCCCTTTTCGATTTTCTCGCCCGTCCGTGGGTCAACTTTACCGTGTACAATCTCGTGTAGTTTTTCCTTCAAGACCTTACCGATAACGTTTTGCAGGAACTCCGTGTCAATCGCCACGCCCCGCCGTTCGGCAAGGGTAAGGATAGGGATAAGGGGCATTTCCACTTCTCTGAACAGCTTGTAAACCTTGTCAAGCTGATAGGCGGGGTTTTCAAACACTTGCTTCTGGTACATGAACACCCAATGCGTCATGTAAACGTCATGCGCACCGTAGTACAGGGCAACGCGGTGGGGAATCTCGTCGTAAGGAATCTTATCGAACAGAGCCCCGAACTTAAACGTAGGACGATTCATTTCGTCAGCACTTACTTTACCTGTCTGAATGAGCCACGGTAGAGCGTAGTTAATGTACCACTCTTTAAGGCCTTTCGGTTTATTCTCATTCAGCAGGCCACCCGCAACCGTAGTGTCCCAATGGATGTTCCATGTAATGTCAATGTTAGCCCAGTTGTAAAGCTCATGTATATCGTACTTAGCGTTCGCTAATACTAGCAATTTGTCAGCTTCCAACAACGGGCGGAGAGCGTTAGCGACAACATCAAAATCCAATGTAGGGATGTCTTGTGACATTGGATGCTTAAACGGCCTCATTGGGATATAGAAATACTGTTCTGACATGAACCCCAACTGAATAGAGATCAGAGAGTCTTTCCAGTTGTTAAGACCGTAGGTCTCTGTATCAAGAAACACATAGGCGTCTCCCTGATACATGTTTTTGTAAGCCTTGTAGTAGTTTACCAGTCGCTCTAACAACTCTGGTGTGTTAATGAGAATGTAGTTGTCTGGAATAACGAGAGTTTTCTCAATATCAAGAATTTGCTGTTCTTTTTTGGTTAGTTTCTTGGCCTTCTTTACTTCTGTGTTCGCCCGCGTTCTTGGTTTTCTCTTTGCTTCTTTTTCTTCTCGTGCATTCAAAATGTCAATGATGTCATTCACACTCTCGTTGGACACATTATCACCGCCTAATATGGAGATGGGGCGTTATGAAAACGCCCCGGTTTTTCAGAGTGGCCGCCTAATCAGAACAGCGGCAGGTTGCGTGGAGGTACAGGCTGTGCAGGTTGGGCGGACTGTGCAGGTTGTGCAGTAGACTGCATACCAAAGTTAGGTGCCATCTGTCCTGCCGTACCCGGATTCGTCATGCCTTGTCCTGCTACGCCTTGTCCCATCATGCCTTGATTCATAGCGCCCTGATTAGCCGCGCCCATGTTGGGAACACTATTAGCGGGTGCGCTTGCTTGTGTGTTTACAATCAGGGCGTTCATGAAGCCTTGAATCTCTTCAGGTGTATGAGGCGTTACCTGCGCGATCAAGTCAGGCATATCCAGTTCTGCAATATTAGGAATTGCGTATTCAGGTGCACCATTGGCGGGGTCTGGACGATAAGCACGGGCACTGTATTTCGTGTTGTTCTTATCCTTACCAGTACGCAAAATCTTCACATACTGTCTGCGCGGGTCAACCTCATCCAGATTAAAGTCTGCTCGCAACGACTGGATATGAGACTTAGCAAAGGAAATCATCTTCACTTTACCATCCGTAGGGTCATATACACGGAACTTAACACGCAACGCAGGAATCTTACTCGGATTAGCTTCGCACAGCGGGCATACGTCCTTGCCGGGGCAACGGATGTAACGTGGGTTCAGATGTTGTTCGTAGTGCTCCCGTACCCCGATCAGGTCTTCGTCCCAGTCAATGAACAGAAGAACCTTCGGAACACCCTCCTCAAACGTAATGAACTCAGTACCACTGCCCAGAATGTTGTTCAGACCTCGTACTACTGTTGTCATGATGTGTCTTCCTCCTAGATGTGTAATGGTTTATTTATATAAAAGGGGCGGGCACCGTAACCAATCCTGCAAGCATTTGGATATTGCAAGAGGATGATTATAAGTCTATACTTATGGATAGAATAGTGGTGTGCCCCTTTTATAACGTCGCGGGAAACATCACTGTAGTTGCAGAAATGTTTACCAGATTTGTTGCAAATGTGTCTCACTGGTGCTATAATCGTAAGTGAGCAAGCATGTCGTGCCGCGATATGCCACTTTGTACGGACATCAAGGCTTGTTTATCGACGATCATTCAGCGGTGCATACTTCTTTAAGTTTTTGCAACGCTCGTGTAACAGTGGATTTGTGCAGGCCGAGAATATTTGCAATGTCCGGCCCGTACATTTGGAATCGGAATCCGCTACCATCATCTTCCAGAATCCATTCAACTACGCGCTGTTCTTGTTTAGAGAACTTGTGCCTGTTGTGTTGGAAGTCAAGTCGAAGCTCTGTGATACTGAATCCCGGTTCACGTCTAATTACCATTTGGGTTGCGTTTCCACCCATCGTGTTTCTACTAGATAGATTAGCGCCGTTGGTATAGGAAAACGCTTCATCATATGCTTCACGGTTAATTACCTTACGGAAATAGGAATTTAATCTCCGAGAAGCTACGGTATGTGCAAATTTCGGCAAGCTCTCTACTTCAATGTTTCGCTCTTTGTATCTATCCAAAGCCTGAAACACTTGGATGATAAGCTCTTGCTCAACATCTTCTCTTTCAGACACAACCGGAACTCTGGAAGCTACCCTTCTAACTACAGGCTTAATAGTCTTATAGATGTCAGCGTAGTTAAATTCAATCGCGAGTGCAGTTTGCATAGTGGATTCCTCCTAAATGTATAATGGTTAATGGATAATGGATAATGACTCATGTTTTTGGGCACACTGTTAGTACAGGTAATTGACTAAGTTGGCGTTGATCGCCTCGCACTTGTCTAGCCACCCCGTACGCAAGAGGTCGTTTGAATCCTTGCATAACGGGTTCGCGTACTGTACTACATTGACTACAAAACCTGCTCGGTCTAGCCAGTACAGTGCCTCCTTTTGCCCTTGACGCCCGGCCTCGTCATTGTCGAGCATTAAATCGACAATCTCGATTCCGGCATACTGTAGGGCTTGTACTTGGTTGCGGAATAGGATTCTACCGTTTAATCCTACCGCCGGAATGCCGACTTGATAGTTGCTCATTACGTCAATGGGAGACTCGACCAAGCGAACACGTTTGATACGGTTCCGGGTGGCCTTCAACCTGTCGATGAAGTGAAGCCCAAACAGGATGTCTTTTTTGATAGGGACGCCATCGTTGATGAACTTCGCACCGACAAAGTTGTTGCCAACTCTGCGCTTTTGCAGGAACCTTAGCTCTCCGGTTCGCGTGCGTTGGGGAAAGACTATACAATCATTTTCCACATCAACCCCTATCTCGTATTTGTTTATAGTCTCAAGGGAAAGACCGCGTTCGCGTATCAGGTAGCTGATTGCTACATCGTATCGCCAAGGGTTTCTTTCCCTAGAGTGGCGGAAGTTGTGGAGTATATCTTCACTTAGAGTGGGGATTTTCAAAGGCTCTCTACCACTCTCTATGATGCCTTCCACGTCAACTGGTACTCGCTTCTCATCCACCAAGTACGTTGACAGGAGCATCTTCAACCCTTCGCCCTCATCGAGATTGAGAGCAATTTCTATTACTTTATCAACTGTCCCTAAGTAACCGCAGTAGAAGCAGTTACAGTGATAGGGCGGGTCTTTTGATATGCCGAACGATGGTCTTGTTTCAGCGTGGTTGGGGCAACAGGACATTAGCCAGTCCCCCGTGTCATTAACCCTGCTGAAAGCGTTAGGGTTGTCGGTGTAGTTAGGTGAGTGTTGGTACTCGTACCGCAACTCGTCCGTTAGCTCTTCTACATCAAGGTATACTGTCTCCAGTATCTCCCTCGCTTTATCATTCCCGGTCGGCGGGGCATTTCGGTAAATCAACGGCACCACCTACTTAAACTTTGTCGAATCTTGCAACCTTTTAGCGGTTACCACCGTCTGATTAGAAGAACTGTTCCCCAAGTCCTTCATTGAGGACGTGAACCAAACCAGTATCAAAGTTATAGCGAATCAGGAAGGATTGCCCTGTGCCGTTGTTACGTGTCTTGATGACCGTGATACGGAAGGTGTTATCGTTCACCTTAACTACTGACACGCCCTTTGAAGCGTCTTGCAAGATTGCATATGCTTCACCGATGTCCTCGCCTGTCACTTCTCCGGTGGGGTCTTTACGCACGCGCTTAGCACTTTCCCTGTTTGCCTGTGCGATAATGTATCCGGGGATTCCGGTTTCCAGTATCATTGTGCGTATCTCGCGTGATACTACGAACAGTTGTTGTCGCAAGTCCCCCATATGGTGAGTGAGGACAACCTTTGACAATTGGTCAAGGGCGAATCTCGTATGCCCTTCTGATTCAAGGATGTGCCTGATTTCATTTACCGTGGGGAGGCGGCCACCGAATGTATCAATGTCGTAAATCATGATGTCTTTGGTCTTGTTCCTTAGTCGATCAAGAAATTCGATGTACCTGTCTTTTTCTTCCTCGGTCATCGTCCCCCGCGTCAGGGCAAAACGTGATACATTACCAAGTACGTTGTCCCAGTTGTGGGCGATTTCCACTGCCTTCTGCTCAAGGGCAAAGTACGCAGGGAAGTCGTGCTTCGGTGTACTATTCCATCCTGCTTGGAGCATAAAGGATGAGATTAACGTCTTACCCATGTTCGTGGGGGCGAAGACTAGGAAGTAGTCGGTGGCTGTTGGGTCGTCCCCGCCTCCCTCAAGTCCGTTCGTCGCAATATCCAGAGGCTCAAACCCTGTGGATACCCCTAAGATTTGTGTTTCATCTCGTCCGTGAATTTTGAGGTACTGTTGCTTCCGTTCCTCTGCCTGTCCGATGTAAGAGTAGCCCTTGGTCGAAATGTCTGCCAATTTCAAGAAGTTGTTAACTTCTCGTTTCAGGTTCAGCAGGGCTTCCGTTGTTCGCTTCTCAGCGATAGTCTTCGATGCGTCAACCAGTACAGGCTTGAACTTCCGGTGAAGCCAGTCCTCCCTGAGCACTTTCCTTACGGCATGAACGTCTTCCGGCTCTACCAGTTCAAACGTATTGAACTTGTTCAGTACCGTCTCTACCGTAGGTACTTTTCCGTGCTCCTTCTTGAACCTGACGATGAACTTGTACACGTCTCCGTATACCGGAAAGAACTCGTCAGTCAAGTCCTCTATGGGGTCAGTAGTCTTCTCATTGAGGACGTAGTTCAATAGTTGCAGTTCTTCGATGCTTGACATCTCGGCCCTCCCTCTCCGAATTGTCTTTCACTTATACTGTCGCAATTTTTCTGGGTGGGTTGCAAGATGTTTATAATTTTTTTTTTAACGCGAACAGATGTTCTGATAGAACCGGATACAAAAGCGACCTACCTACGAAATGCACTGCTGTTCTATCATGTTGCTAATATGTAGGGATAAGTCGCTATTCGTACCTCAACTGAGCGCCTTACGCACCAACTCAAGCTGACTGATATGCAAGATGTCAGGGTAGGCCCGGCGGTACGCATCCGTGAATAGAAGCTCCACCTGACCGTTACTATAAATCCAAAAGACTTTCAACTCATCTTGACAACCGGGTATACGAACAATGTCGCCTTGCTCAATCTTAGTAGCTATTGCCATTTCGTTTCCCTCCTTGTCTTGTTGATTATATTTTACTACTCGTTATCTGTACTGTCAATACTGTTTTCGACAAAATGTACATAACTTTTAATTCGACGTATCGTAGTTGCGTATTAACAGTACGTAACATGGAATATATTATCACCCGGTTGACAAGATGTCAATAGTCTTACGATAAATCTTTTGTCAAGTATTTCACAAAGTGGCAAGATGAAGGGTACAATACCCCTTCTAGCCCCTATATGACCTATCTTGACGGCGGTCTCTCCCGCCAAGAGGTACAATTAGCGTGTTATAGAGCATGCGGGATACGTTAATATCGCCCATGCAATCCGGCTGACGTAGTACGGATTCGACAAGGTTACTGGTGTAGATTGTCGATTTCTGCTCCTCCTTCCGATAGTCGATCACATCGTAAATCAAGTCTCGGATGAAGTTGGTAATACGTCCACTGCCAATGTCGTCCAAGATTAGCAGGGGAACATTCCGCATCTGCTCCATGTCGCGAAGTGTTTCCTCGTACAGGGAATCATCCCGGTAGCGATCACGGTTATTATTCGCCCACCTGTTAAACTTAACGTACAACGCCAACGGATTCTCAAAATCGAACCACTCAGGGTTCATGCACGTCTTGTAGATGAACTCGTTTGCGATCGCACACGCCGCAAAAGTCTTACCTGTACCCTTGTTGTTATGGAACAGGGCTACATTAACACCCTTCTTTACCATATCGACGGGGCGCTCCATAGCCTCCATCAACAGTGAGGCATAGTCTTTATTGTCACTATCTACGACGAATGAACGCAGGTTAGCGTTTCGGTACTCTTTGGGAATGCGGGACAATTCCAAAGCACGCTCCAAAACGATGTACCCACTGCATTCATTGTTCAAAGGGTAGTCCTTCGGAAGAGGGTGGGTACCGTTCTTTCTCCCGCACCAACTACTAACTACGCAATCGACACAGGATTTATACGGAGGTACTTCTGGATTTGCGAAAAAAGTTGCTGTGTCTTGCATTATGATTCACCCCGCAGTCGTTTGATAAATTCGTTTGGATCCATGCCTCTGTACTCTTGTTGTGGTTCACTGCTTTCTCGTTTAGGCTTGTAGGACGATTTCTTCTCGATATAAAATGGACGTTTACCTTCCCTAATAAATAGGGAAATTTCGGAAAGTCTTCCAGATGTTCCAAACCACTCCAGTGATTTGTTGTCATATCCTATATCGAAGAAGGCGTCAATGTACTTTCTTAGTTCGTGTTTGCTTTCATCCAACTGCCTGAGTGCACGGACGATGATTGATCGGTGGACAGTATCTGTTACAGGGTGGGCACTACCTGTTAAATCAAAGTACTTACGGTAGAAGTAGTCCCTAAAATCATCTGTACCCCACGTACTCTCATCACGCTTCAGGTAGTGTTCCTTTTTACCTTTTTTGTTGGTGGGGGCCACCGATGGTTGTGCAGTCGGAGTTTTAGACTTCACTCTAGGGATAAATGCCAATGTAGGTGCGCCTCCTTCTATAATTGCCACCAAGTCATCTTCGATTCCCTTCATTGATTCATCCGAGCAGTTTAGGTTATGGAGGGGCATTTTCTGCTCTACCGTCTTTATCAGGTAGTTGAATGCCTCGTGTAGCTTATCCCATTTACATTTGGGCACTCTACGTATCACACTGTCTAGTGCAGTCCAAAGCATCTCTGATACACGCAGGGCGTGTATTTCATGAGCATCTTTTAGATAATAGTCATTAGATTTACCTTGCCCTCTCCTAACTTTTAGGATAAATCCCTTATCTACCAGTTCCCTGATGTACTTAACTACGCTTTTGGTCGTCATGTTGCATGCTATAGCAATTCTATGCACACTAGGGAACGCAGAACGTCCATGTTCGTAGACGTAATTTGATAGGTAGTTGTATACAACCTTCGCCTGAGCAGACAATCCGATACACGCCACAATCATTCGCGGCACTTGGACGAACCCGCGATGAAACGAGTCCCCGTGGATGAACTGCTTTTCAGGTGAGAGGAGTATTTGTGAGTCGTACTTGTCGGCCAAACACCTTCACCCCCGCTGTATCCATCGGGTATAGTATAAGGATAGTTATCTAGTTATTAACACTAATATTACACGTTTCCTCCTGAGTATTATTAATACTCAACTGGCGTATTATCACCATCTTAGGCATTTCTAATATCTTCCTTGTACTCTTTGGAGTTTACCAGTTGACTGGTAAAGCGCTTGATGTCCAGTTCAATGATTTTTGATTTACTGTCGATGCTCTTAATGCTCTCATCCACAGACTTCTTTTTGTCCTGAATGACTTTGAGTTGCTCTTTCAGGATTGCTTCCTGCTGTGCTAGGGATTCGCTCTCATGCTTCAGCTTGTCCAGTTCTTCTGTTACTGCGCGGTCTGCCTCTTCCTTTTCCGCCGCCAGTTTGCGAATCTCATTAAGCAATCCTTTTGCTACTTGCAGGTTCAGTTCGGCGGGGAATCCAAAATCAACCCTGTAAACCGTTACCACAGCATCGTTTGTAGTGTTCAATACAAACACGATATCGTTATGAATGTAGTAGTTGCGGGTAATGTTATCCCCGATTTGCCCCTTGTAGATGAACTCCGCGTATTCCAGTGTCTTGTTGATATGGTCTTTAACCTTGTCAGCGTTGAGTGTAATGTATTCGTTGCGCTCGCGGATGTCTTTGATGCCTACAATCCTTTCCACCCACCGCTCAATTGAATGTTTAGTACAGTTTATCATATAACCACTCCCTTTCATTTTTACTTCTCACTTATACTGTCGCATTTTATATTAGCGGGTTGCAAAGAAATAAAAAAAAAAGAGTAGCTTTCGCTACTCAGTCACTATCATCTGCCAATTGAATACCAAACTCATCCACTAAAGCCATGAACAGCTTTTTACTGATTTCCTTTTCTTGTACAGCATCCCAATTACCTAGTTGAAGGAAGAACTTTCCATCACGTTCGATGGCGATAACTTCACCGTAATGATTGCTAAGTCCTGTCGAGACTTTAATCTTCATTAAATTCCTCCGCCGCCAGTGCTCTAATTTCCAATTGCAGGTAGCCGGTACCGTCACGTAAGTTAGCTGTAACCTCTGGTTTTGGTTTTAAAGCGTCTTTCATTGTCATACTTACGCCGTACCTTGTACCGAACGTCAGCGCCTTAAATAACCTTCTCGTCTCCTCTTCTGACAATTTCTGTCTATCCATTTGCGATCACCGCCCCAGACATGCGTTGTACAATAGTATGAACTTCCTCTTGCACAGTGGCTTGAATGTTAACCTTAACCATAGCTTCCGCCACAGCCTTGGTAATTTCTTCCTGACTAATAGATGAAATGATTTGCGAAGTAACTTCAGGCAAAATCTCATTAATAGCTTTCCTTGATTCGTCGCGAATGATAGCTTCGATAGATAGCCCGCCCAAGCGCACTTTTACCCATTGATTTGTACAAAGTCATCACTTATGTAGCTCCACTCAATGTATACAGGAACAGGGGTATGTTCACCCCACCGCAGATGGTGGCGACGACGTTGAATAAAGTAGAAAGGAATTTCATTACTCATTACCTCCTTATATGGACGCCTAATAGACCGCCTAATCGGTATTTTGGTCTATCCTTCTAATCGCGTACTTCCAGTGCTCTCCTCCGTCGATGTACTCATAAGGGATTCCATTGTCTTTTAGGAACCCAATAACTTCTGAGAAGCTAACAAGGTTATTTGTATATACAAACCCCTTATCGACAATCTGATTCAGAACTGCCACCGTCTCTTTTACGTTTATTCGTCTGGCTCGCTCCTCTAATCTTTTCCGCAGAATAGAGGCTTGACTCTGGCGGAAGCGATTAAGGCCGCCTAATCGCTCGTGATACATTCTTTCTCACCTCTCAGTACTGACAGAATCTTTTGCGTACTCATCGGAGTCTCTACGGTGGAGTCAATCACATACTGTTTTTCTGCAAGCAGTTCTTCGATTCTTTCGTCGATGGTGTCCCGTGCAATAATGGAGTATACGTTTACTGAGCCTGTCGTTCCTCCCTCTTGACCGAACCTCCAACAGCGTCCGATACACTGGGAAATATAGGCGGGAGACCAAGGCTTGGAGGTAAAGATTACATTCGAGCCTGCCGTTCCTGTCCACCCCTCGCGGCTAGCTGATTCGCAACAGAAGATTACCTTACAGGTCTCATCCTCTTGGAATTTATCCACCTGCTTCTGACGCTCTGATACTTCATCCCCATCCTTAGCCTGTGAGGAAATGTCTCCGTGCATGATCGCGGGATTGTACTTGTCTTTAAAATACTCATACATGATGATAGTAAACCTCTTTGATCGCGAGAATACGATTGCCTTTTCCCCGCGATTGACAATCTCTTCTAGCAACTCCTCCAGTGCGGCCAGTTTAGCACTGCCTTGCTTACCTTTCGCGCCGCCTACAATCTCCGTAGATTCGGTAACCTGCATGAGGCGAGCGTACTTGGCCAGTTCGGATGGAATGTCTTCAAACTCCAAGTCCTCAAATTCGTATGTTTCGTCTGCCAACTCAACCTCCTTATACAGTTTCTTCTGCGTAGGTGTCAGCTCCACATAGATTGGTTTAGGAATGACGGGCGGCAGGTCAAGCACCTGAGACTTCAACCGTCTAAGCATATTAGACTGAAGGATTGTTTTAAACTCACCTACGTTTTTGTATCCAACCACCCTGTCATATTGACCGAGAATACAGAACTTGCGTTGGAACTGGAACCAATTATAAGGCATAACACCCATCCATGCAAGAATGTTATAGCAGTCTGCTAGTTCGTTAATGACCGGGGTGGCAGTAATCCCGTAACGCTGAGGCGTCCATATTTTATGGATGTCCTTTCCGATCTGAGACAGAAGATTGCGGGCCTTATGCATCTCGTCGCAATACATTACGCCGAATGACTTTACATTATGCAGGTTGATTACATGGTCAATATCAGTACGGAATAGTTCGTAGGACATTACGACTAGGTGCACGTCCGACTTTTCAAGTTGATAGTACATATCCACCCGTTTTTTAGGTGTGCCGCCTAATACAACTACATTCATGTCCGTAAACTTCTTAGCTTGCTTATAGACGTCATATGTCAAGGACGCCTTTGTAACGAACAGTCCCCAAGGGGTCAGCCCATGCTGTACTTTGGCCTCGTGGCTACAGAGAACTACAGGGGTTTTACCTACACCTTCCTGATCTGCCACCAGTAGTGAATCACGTTGCATCATGAGGTTGAAGGCTTTAATTTGGTGCGGGCGGAGTGGAGTCTTAGGCGTATACGGTACGATATAGTCATCTGGAATATCTGTTGTATCAATCCCGCCCGTTAACGCACCCATGCTGTCGCCTTCTGCCTTCCAAATGACCATGTAGTCATATGTCTTGATGTACAACTCTTCTAGTTTATCATAGGGGAGGCCGTAAGTCATTGGCTCTAAAGCCTTAAACCAACCCTCGATACTCGTGATAATGGAGATGAGTTGAGCATCAAGGCGAAGCACCTTAATCTTTAGGCAGTCCTTGTTGTCTACACGTACTTTCGTTACCTCAATCATGCAATCACCCTTAATAACCTAGTAATGCCGATACCTTTTCGATGATTTCAGTGGCCTGTGTCCTGATATAGGACAAGCGTTCGTCCTCATCGGTAAACTCACATTCGTCTAAAGCGGCCATAGAGACAGTCTCTATCTCTTCCGCCGCCTGTAGGATTTCCTCTAGTCTATCTCGTACCACTTCAAGCACCCCCTTAAAACACTTTCAATTATAATGTCACCGCCCACACGTACGTGGTTGCGGCAGGTAAAAAATTATATAGTAATTTGATATTGTTAATACTTATAGTTGGGTATTTATGATGGAGGGCGGTTACCCTCCGACTACACTTTACCCACAGTATTATATTTCAGTCCTTTACTGGACAGATATTCGCTCACAGACTTGCCCGACTTACGGGCGTAATACTTCAGTGAGTTGTACATGCTTTCATCCTTCCATACCCCTGTGATAACACCGTCTGCGTTTTTAAACGCTTCCAGTGCCTCTAGCAGGGCCTCTTCCGTTCTTATGTTGTCGTGTACGGGTGTCAGCCCCCACCGCCTAATGACATCCGCAGGAGAGCCATAGTCATACAGTCTAAGGTAATACTTCAGGTGATCGCGGCGGAGTACAGAGAGATTAACCGTAGTTCCTAGCTTCCACTGAATGTATCGCTTCAACTGCATTTCCTCATCATCCACATGATAAGGTACCAGAATTTCTAACTGGTGGTCAATAGACTTTAACCCCGCCCTTAGATGAAGCAGTGTTTGCTCGTTTCGGATTAACCTTCTCAACACAGGATCGTCAACGGTGTCAATGTGAATGACTTTGTTATGGGCGTAGGGAAGAAGCCTCTTTGCTGTATGCACCATTCCGCCCATGATTTCCCCTCCCTTATTATTCGTCTTCTTTTGGTTCGATACCGAACAACCCATCTACAGTAGTTCCAAAGAACTGTGCAAGTAGAAATGCCAGAGTGACGGACGGGCTGTAGGAGCCGCTTTTAATCATGCTGATAGTATAGGGCTTTACTCCGCAAAATTCACCTGCCGCCTCGTACACCTCCTGTAGTGTTACCCGCCCGCCTCGTTCTTTCATCATCTCCGCCTGCTTGAGACGGACATACTTCTCCATGTTGTTCGTTACTTTATACGGAAATATCGCTTTCGCCATAGTGTCACCGCTTTCTGATTGATACTCTTAGTATTATTTTACCTTAATGGTTATCTTATTATCCTCTTCCTTTGCAAATTGTTTGGCATGTTCCAGTATCGCCATAACTGAGGCATGCACCGTAATCATATCCTGTATGGCAAATTCTACGGGGTAGAAGGTGACCGTACCGTACACGTTTTGGACTTCCCATGTGCGGCGGTCATACTCAAATCCGAACCCCTTCAAAATACCTGCGGCAAGATACTCGTGCCTAATGATGTCGTCGGTGATAGCTTTAAACTCTTGCCTGTACACTCCGCCCTCTCCACCCTCTCCGTACTCTATAATGCCTTCACGGATGACCGGGCGGAAGTTGCGTACTAGCTCTGGGTGTTCATCTCTCCAGTCAAGTAACCTAGTTAGGTCTTGAACACCTTCAATGACAATCAGCTTGCCTTTTATAGGCTGTGTGAACACTTCCCGTAACCCCTTTCTTTAGCTTCCGCCATTTAGAGGAGTTGGGGCGGTTCCCCCGCCCACTAATCGACGCCTAACAACCTTTCCGCAAGAACGAACAGAAGCGGTTCAAACAATGTTGGGATACTTATTATGGCACCGTCTTTGCTCACATCATTATACCTTCTGGCATTACTGCCGTCTGTCTAAACTTACTGTACTCTTTGAACGCCTGCTTCAATTCATCTGTACTTAACATTCTGAAACGTGCTTCAATTGTCATCATGGACAACCCTCCTTTAAGAAGTTGTATCGGAATATTTTTCTTCCAACAATTGTTTGAGTATACATGCCATGTAGTAATCACGGTCTTTGCTTAGGCTACCGATCATACGTGTAACTTTGATTGCTCCATATGTTCCCATAAGGTGCTGAATGACCGTCCGCGCCTTTGTGGTAACCTCCATCCCTGTCACTTCCTCAAAGTAGTCTACAACCTCTTCTTCCTCCTGCGATGGGATGTACCCGAATCCGTATTTCATCCACCGACGAATCATACCGACTACGTAAGGGAAGTTACGCTTCTGATCACCTTTCTTGCTCGCTACGTGCATGGCTTCCAGTATCCATTCAAAGGCGGGGAGACTGCGATTAGAGAGGATGCGGTAGTATTCTCCGATTCCCTCCCGCACGTCATCCGAAACATACCCCATCAGGTCATTGAAAATATCTCCCAATTGGGCAATCGCTTCTGAATCGTCAGAGGGCTTTTCATACCGAGTAGCATAAGTTTGAATCAGGTTATCAGCTACAGGCTCGCTTACAGGGGCATCTTTCACAAAAAGGTCAGTCAGTTTATCATTACCCGTTACATTTTTAGCGCTCATTTGCAAAAACCCTCCCGTACCGTATTGTGCTTTCATGTTGTTTCACTCCTTCTACTGCAATGACTTACCATTTCCATTTTCTTAATTCTTCAATAAGGACAGTAGTCAAGAACCCGTGTTTTTGTTCCCAATTCTTCAGGTATGCTTCCCATCGGAACGTCCAGTAAGTTTTCCGTATGGCCCGTCATACAGGGAACCCAAGCAGGATTAAGTACCATCTGCCTTGAACTTTGTAATCATATGTGTTATCAAAACTTGCTTGAATAAGCATGCCAATTAAACCAGAAAGAATCAATGTGACCGCTTGGTTAGGTTCAAAGAATTTGTCTAAGATTTTCATTTCCGCCATCCTGATTGTTTGGGGTGTGGGGCGGCGCGGCCCCACTATTCGATCGAACTACCGCAATTCTGACATACTGGCTTCAACGAATACTTGCCTTTACGTTCGGATTTCGTACCGTCCCACAACGTGCCGCAATTGTCGCATTTAATGTCTTTGTAGGTAAAAATATCTTCCACGTTGCAGTTAAAGAATCTAGCAATCTTCATGGCTAGAGGCAAAGACGGCTGATTCAACCCGCGCTTAATCATTACGATTGTATCGCGGCTAACCCCGCAATACGTTGCTACTTCCTGCTCCACCTCGCTGATATTTACCTTCAACCCGCCTTTTTCTGCGATACGCTGTGCTTGTAGCAAGGCAAGTCGCCTAGCTAGGTTGTTCGTAGTCGTGTATGTCATAAGCGACCGTGCCAACTGTAATTCCTCCCTCCTTATTGTATTCGGTGCGGCGGGAGCACCTTTAGTACCCCGCCGTCATCAACTCCTTACAGTTACTATTGTACTGACCTTAGAAAGTATTGTCAATACTATTTTTGAGATTATCACGTCATACTGCCGCTATAATCCGAGATATTCTTCAAGGCCGTATAACTGATCGTTTCTACTCAACCCATCTGTAGGTGAACCCAAGACCATTTAACAGCGTCTCCAATCCGCAGGCTCCATCCAGTCGAACAGAACCATCATCATATCGGTACAATCCGTAAAAATTGTGTTCTGGTTTTACGAATTGCTTCAGCCAGTCTGCAAGTGCTACTCCTTTCATATCGTACCCGCCGCCCTTGCAACTTCCTACTTTGTACCCTTCTACATAGGCTGTGCAGATGTTGTAGCCATATGTGTCACGTGCTCGGCTGACTGTCCATTTGAATTTAACAACATACTCCCTATCATCTTTTTTCAGCAGAAGAATTTGAGTACTGCGTGCCATTCTATTTACCTCCCGTGATTTATCTTATACTTTGATTATACATTCGTAATATGTTACTGTCAATGCCTTTTTGATATACTTTTAATACGTCAATCAGGAAGTTTGTCTAGCAAGTCTTCTGGCACTACTCTTTGAAGATTATCACCCAACCGAATGCTCTTATCGTATTGACGCTTTGCCCTCACGTCATTCATATCGTACCCAAATTCGTGGGCGAACTCTTCAAAGGTCGGGTAATTATCCCTAGTGTAATACCATTCCATTTTGATGCATGCCAGAATGGATTCGCCAAGGTCTTCCGGGTGAATGTCTTTCTCCATTGTGTTTATGTGATTATCATGGAAAAAGTAAGAATGTTGCATACAACTGGTTCCAGTTCACTTTCCCATTCCAGTTTATTTGCCTTTCGTTTACCTCCTTGTCGTTTTCACACTTTTATTATACGTGCGGAAAATCATATTGTCAATACGTTTCTACAAAAAAAAATAAAAACGGCTTACGCCGTTTTCTTGTTTGTTTCCTGTGCCTCTATAGCGGCTCTGAGAGCCTCTCTAAGGCCGCTCACTTTACCTACGTATAAAAAGATACCCTTTACCATAAAATCTCCTCCTGAGCCAATTTTGAAGGTCTGGGGCGGCTTCTGAGGCCGCGCCCATCTTAGTCAATGACAACCAACTCTCCATTCATGTTGACCGTGTAGGTCTTTCCGTTATGATGGTAAATCTCTTGTTCTTCCATCTCTTCATCTTCATAAGCAAATCCACTGCTTAGCACACCGGCCGCCCGTTTCTCAAGGGCCAGTTCTGTACCTACTTGGTATCCAGTGATAAGGCAGTATTGGTCGATCAACTTACGGAAATTTCTCTCCTCCATGAACACTTCCTGAGATGTGCTTTTATCACCGGGATCGCCGGGCGACTTTTGCCATATGGATACATAACCAGACACTGTTGCCCCTGTTACATCCCCGAATCTATCAGGATTATCATAGAAAGTAACCTCACCGCTCATGTAGTACTCCTCTTGCATGTTGTAGATGTTCCATCTATCCCATTGTTTAGGTACCTCTCCGAACTTATGATATTGAGTGTTAATCACACTGAATGCTTGTAGGATGATGTTGATTGTGTCTCGGCAGTGGTTAATGTTGACGTACTCTTTGTCTGTGTGTTCGTTATAGTACCCCGCCGACAGGTTAACGGAGTGTACCCCGTTAGAGGAGAATACGCAAGCATCGGATACGCCACCCGGAACTGCCTTCCAGTCCATGTCCAACAGGGCGGAACAGTCTTCAAAGAAAGCACCTACAGCCTCAGAACAGAAGCCGTACATTTCACCGCACCCTGTTACAATATCCCGACTACCTCTGCGGTCTACTACGATAGCCAAATTCGCGCCTGCGTAGAAGTCTACGGGAATGTGGTCTGCTCCAACACACCCTATTTCCTCTTCCCGGCTAAAGCAGACTTTTATTTTGCCGTTGAAGGAAGTCCTTTCAATGTTGCGAAGAACGGCCAAGATGATTGCGATTCCTGCACGGTCATCCGCCCCAAGTACTCCTTTTGTAGAACGGAACGTTTGCGTGCTCTTGTCGAAGATTACCTTACGGTTCTTGTCAATGTTCGATACCGTGTCCATGTGGGCGGACAGGATGACCGTGGCTCCACTCCCATCTCCGACCACCTTCTCTGCAAGCAGGTTACCATAAGCATCTTGGAATACCCGGTCAGTCAACTGCTCCAACTTAGGTTTAAGCCAATTTACCACCTTCTGCTCTTTCCCGCTCGGTGCTTGAATTGTAAGTAATTCAAAAAGTTGTTGTTTAAAATGCTTCATTATATCATCTCCATTCACTTAATCTATTCCTTACAGTTTTTATTTTACAATGGTATCTGAGTATTGTCAATAACGTTTTATCATTTTCTTAGTACTTTTTCTTATGGAGTAGGAAGGCGGACTGTTAGTCCGCCATTTCAACTGCGTAACGTGCAATTTTAAATTTAATTTCCTCCATTAATTGATCATCCTTTTTTATTTGGAGTTTTCTTTATCAATACGCTCTTTCAGAGCCATCTTCCAAAATGGCTCTTTTCCTTCCAATGTAACAAACTGACGAGTTTCTAAATCCTCAAACCAAAAATCAATATTTGCTGTGTATTCACCTTCTCTATTTAGTACATTAATCAGAACGTCATCGGGAACATCCTTTAGTAGTTCAATCAATTTTCCTTTTGTCATTGGTTCATTTGTCACATCAATCCCTCCTATTCACGTGCCAACGTATCTTCAATAGTACTCTCTCCGTTAAGGCGTGTCTCCCGCAAACGGTTAAGAAATTCCGTTATTCGTTGTATAGCGGGGGCTAGGACATCGTCATTACGGACTGGGTGCATATCAGGTGTAGATGTAAATGTGTCGAGTAAGTCCTTAACGTCAATCCTTGTATGCATACATCCCGCCGTTTCCTGTACTCCCTCTTGTTCCTCCTTGTCAGGGATAAGCCCGACTTCTTCCAAGTAGGCTACAGGGAAGGTAAAGCGAATACTGCGTGGTCTGACTTGAATAATATCATCATCGTCAATGTACGGTAGGAAAGTGCCTGTTACCTCCCAACAGCCCGCCCCGTCACACGTTTCGCACCACTCTCGTTCCTCGGTGAGCGATGTACCTTCACAGTCGGGACATACTATTGTCGAATCCAAGTCATAACCGATACGGTCGCTGTACTTATATACAAATGTCTCGGTGTTATCAAAGATATACTCATTAAGAATCTCGCAGGCTACATGTATGTTATCAAACTTATTCCGCAACCCGTCGATTAAGTAGTGCTCTGTTTCATTGGACGTAGAATAGGCACGGCAAACGATGATCTGGGGCTTCCCGTACACATAAGCAACCCGCAGGAGACAACGTGCTACATACCGCGGTTGCCAAATATCTTCCGGGTTGTCCTCTACATGCGTAAGGTAAGCAATGGCCATAGTCTCATCCTTCAGGGACGGGATAAGTTGAAATATTGTGTCTCCTGTTGAGTTCATTTTAGGGTCCATGCAGGATGTTCCGTTGTACCCATGCATCCAACGATCGCCGCCCCAGTTGTATGTGCTGTAATAACTCATTCCGGCGATGTGGTGGGGCAAAGTAGAAATAATGATTCTCCAATCATTCAGTACGCCCTTAGTTAATTGCTTGGGACACTTACATGTGTACCACTTGACTATTTCGCTTTTCTCTCCGAACAACTTTACTAAGAGTTTAGACAGTTTAGGGCTAGTGAACTGTCTAGCCGCCTTCTTTACCGCCGCCCCTACAAATAAAGATCCAGAGCTTTGTACGTATTGAATATGCTCCTTAACTGCATCAGGGACAGTGTTCTGTAACAAATTATCTACGGTAACGTGATTAATCAGTCTCCGAGATGCATCGAGGCAGAATGTGATAAAATCACGCTTATCCCAATAGGAAGGGTCTTGGTCGTTCAACTCAAGTAGTTTTTGGTACAATTTTTCGTATTCGGGCAGGTGAATGCTCCTAAATGTATCAATGATTCTGTCCGTCACTTCCGGTTTAAACATGATATATCCGTTTTCACCCACTAACTGTTGCAGGTACTTGTCGCGGGCGCGGTACTCAGCCTTAGCGCCCACAGTTTTTAGATTGTGGGATACATCAACAATGCTTTGCGCTACCTGCAAACTACGTTCCAAAATGACTGAATGAATCATGTCTAATGTCCTCCTATTCATATTCTCACTTAAAATGTCGCAATTTTTTATAACCAGTTGCAAAAACAGTACACTTTTCTATATTTTAAATTACTATATCTATATAGTATTGTCAATACTTATTTAGAGGGAAATTTAGAGGGCGGGATCGCCGCCCATGATCACATCTCCAAAGAATCAAGCAGACTAATTGCTTCCTGCATCTGCTTATCTTCCTCTACAAGTTGTTTTTCGTCCTCAAGTCGTTCCCTGCATACAGGAATGGTGATCGGAAGGCCCGCCACGATTTCTTTTAAGGTATCGACTATATCTTGCTCCTCAATTCCCTGATTAATCATTTCGACAGCCGCCGCGTTGATTACAGCTTCGGTCACCCTGCGGACGGAGGTGGGTGTATAATCTCCCATAGAGAACCCACCAACCGTTTCGTGTAGACCGCCGCCAACCTCGGTAGTTGCGATAAATGCTCCCACGATACCTTGTACGTTGAAAGACTTTTCAGCCCCGTTATCAAATTGGAATGTTACTTTACGGATTTTCATGTTATTGCCTCCTGTGATTTGTTTAGTCTGATGAATCCTCTTCAAAAGACGTTCCGCATTTATTGCAAATGTACCGCCTGCAACATGGGGCTTTGTACCTCCTTTCTCTCTAGTAGTATTTGCTTTCAAATTCGTTGCACTCTTCCATGATACGCGCCCACCTATAGTCTTTCGGGTCTATTACATACAGGAGGTTGACATTATACTCCTGTCTGTCTAGTTCATCCTGTGACGGAAACACTTTGCCTTCCGCCGCCTGCATGACTTGGTTCAACACGTATACTTCTGACGCAGTAAGGCTTATGCCTCTGCCCGCAGACTTCTCAATCTTGTCTTTCAACTCTAGTATCTCTTGAAAAGGAACATTCACAATTCATCCCGTTGCCAAAAGATTATAAAAGTCTTATAATCTTCTGTTTGCTTCCTGATTCATTGTGTCCGCTTTCGCCTAAGCTACTTGCGTTTGGTATGACACTCCACAGGCGTAAATTCGGATGCAACGAATCCTACATACTAACAGTGACGTGTTAGTGTCAACTTGCTAGTTTTGCTAGATTGATAGCGGCATTTAAGTCTCTATCTATTTCTAGCCCACAACCACATTTGAATATCCTATCTGAAAGCTTCAAGTCTTCTTTAATCTCTCCACATTCAGAACAGATTTTTGATGAAGGAAACCATCTGTCAACCTCTACAAAACGGATGCCGTACTTCTCACATTTGTACTGTATTTGACGCTTAAATTCATAAAATCTTTGCTGTGCAACAGCTTTTGACAGATGTCTGTTCTTCATCATGCCTTGGATATTCAAATTTTCCATAACTACAATGCTAGGTTTGGTTTTCACGATAGCATTTGTAGCTTGATGGATGTGGTTGAGTCGGATATTCGTTAATTTCCGATGAAGCAAACGAATTTTCTTTTCGACTTTTATAATGTTGCAAGTTTTGGCAAAACGGTTACCCTCCTTATTCATTTCATATTTGCGAGAAACCTTACGTTGCAACCTACGTAAACGTTTCTCGATTTTCTTTACTTTTGCTGTTTTGTTGATGTTCTTAAAACGCATTCCGTTGGAACAAACGGCTAATGATTTGATTCCTACATCAATACCAATGACTTCATCGGTGAGTTGTAGCTTCTTAGGTTCTTCTTCAATACCTACAGATAAGTACCAATACTTTCCGTCAAATGAAATCCGTGGATTAGTGTATTTGGTATTCATAGGCAGTTGTTCAGAAGTTTTTACCCATCCGACTTTTTCAATGAGTACAAGATGATTTTTTACTTTCAACTTAACATTGTCATTGTAGAATGACGGTTTAGACTTCTTTCTACTCTTGAATTTTGGCTTGTCAGCCAACTTATTAAAGAATCGTTTATACGCTTCGCAAGCGTCTTTTATTGCTTGCTTTGTGACATTGTTACTTACCTCGTACAACCAAGCATATTCTTCTTGGGATTTTAATTTGGTCAATTGTTTACGCAGTTCACCGTCAGGGATAAACTTCCCACCGTTTTTGTAATTTTCTTCTTGTTTTGCTAATGTCCAGTTGTAAGCCCAACGAGCCGTATGGGCCGATTTCCATAGCTGTTTCTCTTGTTCAGGATTGGGCTTAAGCCTAATTTTCCTCGCTAGTATCATCGGACATTAACTCCTTTATCATCTTCTTTGCTTTATTGGCTCGTTTTCCTTGAAGTCTGCAAACGTTTTTGTAAACTTTTATAAATTTTTATGAATTATTTTCAACTGTTAAAAACCTCCTTATGACAGTTAGATTAGGCTTACTACCTACGGGGTAGGGGTAGTCCGTGAATACACACCCGCTATGCACTAATATGTCTACGATGCGATCAAGGTCTTTGTACTCCGTATAAACTGGAATGAGTGGGGCGGCTCCTTTGGAGTAGATGTCCACAAAGAACACTGATTTTATATTGTATTCATCATCCGCCGCTACGATCATGCCGTAATCCTCATCCAAAATGTACCCCATGAGATGGTCTGTAATATCGCTTGGGCGGGTGCTCTGAGAGCAGACAAGGTATGCTAACAACTTCTCCGATGCATCCCGTATCAATACCACGTTTAGGAACCTGTTAGGGTCTTGTTCATGACTTAGGTCAATACGCCCGAATCTCCGGCACCCCTTTATTATCAGGGAGGCTAGGAAAGGCTCCCCGTCCTCTCGGACTACAGGAGTAAATGCCCTACCTCCCTCATACTGCTGATTAAATAGAATCTTAATCAAGTCTTTGTTCATTATCCACGCTCCTATAGTAAACTCTTGCCGTGCTATCATTCTGGCTCCTCTACCACTAGCGCCTCCTTTCTATGCAAATTTCCCGTTCTGATAGTACGCTTGTTTGTCTTTACAGACTACAATATTCGCTCCGATCAATGCCTTACCATTGTCTTTGTCTATAAACGTCTCTGTCGTGTACGGGTTGTAATACGCTTTAGAAAACCAGTGCATATCTTGGAGGTTTTCTCCCGTTCCCGCGTACAACCCTTCGACAAAAGCGTGTACATTCTTTCGCTTTTCGCGCAATACCCGTTGCCGTCCCGCCTCTGATACTTTGAATAAGGCCTCCGTTAGAACTACCGTGTCGGCATACGCAACGACCAATCCAGTGGCCTTGTCGCGTATAGAATACACGTGTTTATGGAGGTTGTAGTACACCAATACACGTTGCCCGTATACCAATTCCCGTTCCGGTATTACTTGTAGCTTCAATTCCGATCACCCGCCCTTCTTGCTTGTCTGACTTTATTATAGTACCGGGAAATAGTATTGTCAATAACAATTATGTATTGTTCCGGTACTTATGCTGTCGTGGGCGGGAGTAGGAGGGGACTATCCCCTCACATACTCCAGTTTGTTAAGCAAGTACATGTATTCATTGGGTATTTCGTCTTTCATTCCGTTTGTCATGAAATCACTACCATAGAATCCCCAACAACTGCTGATTTCGTTACCGTCCTTGTCTTCTAACACAAAGCCGAACACTTCACCGCTCAAGTAGTGCCCATATACCTCAACTTCTGCCTGCAACATTTTCTCCGCTATGCCTTCATCGAACAACTCTTGCTCCGTGTACATGGTATTCTTGAGGAAGTCCTCATGCGTGCAGTAAATCCAACCAACACATCCACTATCCCAAGGGCAGGAAAATCCTGTCGTGTTTATTGCAATCCCGCTGTGTTCGTACATGTAGATAGGCAAGATAACTGCGCGTTTCTTAATAATATCAAGCAATTCAAAGTGCGAGCAACTTACGATTTCATTATATTCAAGACGTGAAAGTTCAATTGCAAGGTCTTCCAAAAACTCCCGTGCACTGTCGTAATTATGCTCGTCACCAAGGCCATAGTGACGGTGCCAACATACCATTTTTCCTATATTGTCCCCCTCACGAGGGTTGGTCGCACTCTCATCGTAATAGACGTTCAATTTAACACCAGTCTCTTCACATACAGCGGATTTATAGATTGTTGCCATTGCTATCGTCCTTTCTATTTACAATTTTTGCATTTATCTGTTTATGAGGAGGAGGGAGCCCCTCCCCGTTAAAAATTAGCGTACAGTGCCTTTTCTTTCTCTACTTCTATGCAGTCCCGCCATTTTCTAAAGAACGCCTCCGCTCGTTTCTTCCATGCGTTTTTAGCGCGGGCGGGCGCCTCTATCTCACCTTCATTAATGAGGTCATACTCGACAAGAACCTTAAAGAGGATGCTTGCTATCGTCTCATCCACCAAGTTGTCAATTTCAGGGCTGAAATGCATCGTTTTTAGTTTTTCCGCTTCCCTCAAGCACTTTTCAAAGAGTTTTGGTTGTGCCATGCTTTTATCTCCTCCTTATCATTTCTACCTATATTGTACTATGGTGTTTTATTATTGTCAATACATTTTTATAGAATGTACCCTAGACATGTGAATCATCTTCTACAGTTACCAAGGAAATTCTAACATCCTTCTGTCTACATTAGGTGTAAAATCTTGAATCTAACTCCCGTACCTTCCAGTAAATCACCGACGCCATAATCATGCTGATAATATCCGTTTCCGTCTTTCGGGTAGTTCCAAAAACGTGCAAACATGCTGTTATCTACTGTGTGTAGTAATCTGCTACTGCTATCCCATGTCAAGATTACTTCATATCTCTTCCCCGCGCCCCAGACACCATAGGCGTCTTCTATGCACTCTATTATGGCTCTCATAGTATCCCTCCCCTCATCTTTTGTTACCTTCATTGTACAACGGAAATCTTATATTGTCAATACACTTTTTATAAAAAATGTAAGGGCCATAAGCCCATTTAAAATCTAAAATCGGTCAAATACACTTCAACGAATCCGATAATCTCTAAGACGTTAGCTTGGTGGTGTTCTGTCTCGGTCACATCCCCACCCAGTGACTTCTGCCTCTCTTTGTGGGCGGACAGGTCTTTATATGTCCGAATAAGAGCAGGTTTCAGAGTATTCTTTATAAACTCATGGGCGGCGAATATATCACGCTCCCACGGTATCCTGTTCCACTTATCTTGTGTCCCGTCCGTCATGTAGTCCCATGCTTTAGCCACTACCTCTTTAGGGTATATCATTCAAATTACCTCCTACACCATCTATCTTTAACGTATCCACCAGTAGAACATTTCAACTGGTCTGAGAACTCTGGCTACGTAACCTCTCTGTACTAAACTGTCTGCGAACATCTCAGGTGTTAGGTGACTGTTATCCTCGTAATCATTTACCAGAAACGTGTGAAGTGCCTCTGCAAACTCTTGCCCCGGCGTGTTTGTTTCAATGTACACCTCATCACACGTGTCAGGGCTCCATAGCTTGTATGTGTGTGTAGTCCGCTTGCCTTCATTCCCACCACTCCTTCTCACGGTCGATCAAGTCACTGATAGCAACGTAAGGATTGCCTGTTATTTGGTAGATACGGGTTGCACATTCGCGCAGTTCTTTGTAACAGGCGGGGCAGACCGGCAACAATTTGCCGTTAAATGTCGATACCCTTCCCCACCCGTTTTCCTTCATAGAGATATAGTCCGTTCTTTCTACATCCAAACTTTTACCGCAGTGGCATTTTATCACTCTATTACCTCCTTTTGCGTTTCTGACTTCATGATACAATAGCAGATGTATATTGTCAATACATGTTTTGAGATAATTTTAAAGTCGATTTTACTATTAGATCGTCTTTCATCTAATAGTAAAATCGACTGTACCAAGCGAAGCGCGGTAGTAAAAAAATGCCCTGAAATTTCAAAGCGCCGCCTAATAGACGGTGATCAGTGTTGTCGAGTTTTTGGAAAATGGCCCGGAATTTTTGAGGTGCCGCCTAATAAGGGCGTATAAGTGTTCCGGCTACAGGCTCCCGAAATCCCTTATTACATGTCGAACTGTTGCTCTGCTGACACACAGGGATTGTTGGTCAGTGGTGCAATCACGCGCACCGTGCACATGGTATTCCGTTAATTACTATATGTTTAGTTGGTATTAGTTTCAATTCCTATATAGTCAATCGGATTTGTTCGTTTTTGTTCTCATGTGTTCGGCTCCTGCCCAGACGGGCGGGCCGCTCCCTGACTACGCCCCAGTGTACCACTTATCCACAGCCTTGTCAAGTTATCAACATGTGGATATGTGGAAATGTTAGTATGTGGATATGTGGAAATGTGGAAAACTGCGTAGTGTACAATACTGGCATTGATTTGTCAAGTGCTCAATGCGGGGCGTCCTCCGTGAGAACAAAACGAGAACAACTTTACACTAATTATCTATTTATAATAATTCTAATTTACTAATCAATATAATGTTGTACTTACTATTATTTAGCATTAATTCTTAATTAATAATCATTATAATCTAATACATGTTCTAAACTTGTATCTTTCTTTAAAATAAAATTAAATAAAACCATTGACATATAAAAGAGCTAATTATATAATAAAGATATAAAATAAATGATACGGAGTGATACATAATGGCGACTGAAAAGCAAATTGCATACTTTGAAGCACTGGCAAAACAATGGGAGCAACGCAACGGATCGGCAAAGTTTCTTGGAAGAAAACAAGACGAGCGGGCAACTGGTGGAATGATTCAAGCGGTCAGAAGAGCAATCGAAGACGGAGAAATCAGTAAAGCGGTAATTTCAATGGCAATCAATACACTAAAGAAAGAGCTTCAATAGGAGGCTCTTTCTTTCTTTCTAATCAAACCGATTTTTATTGGGTGTATTAAAAATAATTACATTGAGATAATTGTTACAATTTTAGAGTAATTACTAAATTATAATTATTATAAACTAATAAATGACTCAAAATAGTAAATGATACTATATTAGAATTATTTTAAAATAAAACTGATTACTATTTAATAATAACTACAAAGTAGTAATAATTATAAAATAGTACTAATTACAATATTGAACTAATTATTAGATTATAATTAGTATAATCTAATAACAGGCACTTATTTAGAAGTATTCTAAATATAAATTGTACATGGTATTACGTTAGAATTATTATAGTTTGTCACACATTTGACACAATTTTTGTGATTGTCAGGAGGCACCGTGGAACAACACATTCTCGATTTGTCAATATCGCCATCAGACGGCCAGAAATGCCCCTATTTGCCGTTTTCCCTCCCGCAGATATAACCACAAGCGGAGAAAAATATACAGGGGTTACAGGCCGTTCTAGAAGGTCGCCGGGAAATACGCGCCATTACTGTATTTGAAAGCGCTTACAACGGGAAATAATTGTCTGAAATTTATATTTATGCATCGACACCCTCATATATTGCATATTTATTCATATTTGACGTATAAAGGTGTCCTATGGTATAATGGATGGATCCGGTTTTTTAGACTCATTGGTAAAAGAAGGGGATTTTATGTCTTCTTTTCCAGTTCCGCCCGTCGATTTTCCCTATATAATGAAGGAACGTGAAATACGAAAAAATTGTACCCTAAATGCAAAAAACCTATTGCACTACACAGGATACCGTGGTAAGATATAGGTGTAGCAAGGGAAGGAACGAAATCAATCCTAATTGAAAGGATGAAATGCCGATGAGAATTACCAAAGTGCAACTGCTTGGGTATCTGTTCGATAACGTATCTGCTTTGATGGATGACATGAACAACCTAGGCATAGAATTTGACTTTGAGTATTTTATGCTCCGTTCTGAGGTATTGTTGATTGCGTGCAAAAGCGCTAAATCGGTAACACTGGAGCAAATCCATGACGCATTTGAGAAGTTGGCACAATGCCGCGCTCGATTTCGCGAACTGCTAACTGAGAAGTACGGAGAGCAGGCTTGGCAGGCTCATTTGAAGTACTCCGACAAAACGGCCCCCGCCGTAGTTGAGGAGAAGCAGGAGGAGCAGGCAGAAGACCGCAAGGGTAACGGGTTCCACGTCAACAAAGACGTAGTGATCGCAACCCACCATGTCGAAGAGTATGAGGACAAAAAGCAAATCAGTGAGCAACTGGAAGAGGCCCCGCTTCTCGCTTCCCTGTCTGCGAATGACATGTACGCAAAGCGTGCTTCGATCATGTACCACCTGACAGATGGGGCGGAAGTACTGGAAGCAAAAGCGGTAATGCTGAGTGACTACTTTACCCGCTTCATGCGGCAATTGTCGATCACACTGGACGAACTGAAGCGGCGAATAGGTTATTTAGGTTATTCTGACTATATTGAAAAATATGATTTTTGGTTCGGCGTCAGAGACCGCATCCTGCGCGGTGTACTCTATAACAACATATCGCCAGAGGACATGGAAACATACAATATCCGCTCCCCGAAATTCAGTAAGTACCTGATAAAGACATTCGGGGAAAAGTCGGAGATAGTGAAGCTGTTCAATGACCGCCCCAAGGCTGACCAAATCGAGCAGGTAACGCCCCAGGTCATCAAAGGCATGAAGGTGGTTGTGTCAAACCTTGCGTGCAACGTCATGAAGATGACGGCCCATAATGCGTTCCATTCCTGTCAAGATTACACATACGATTCTTACGATTCACTGGAAACTCTTGATAGCTTGCCGTCCAGTGTTCATGATGAAACACTCAGCATTGCATACTTGACAGATGCGTATGAGGATTACATGTTCCCTACTATGAAAGCCCGTATACTCATCTCGCCGTTTGAGTACAAGGGTAACCTGTTCTATGTAGGTTACAACCTGTATGGTAGAAGGGACGATGCAGACCTGCTCGTTTCCAGTCTCAAGTACCTGTATGGCGACCGCTTCCTGTTCGCCCGCGACCTGTACAGAACGGGTGACATGGTGACGTGGCAATACGACTACGGCTATACCTTGCGGGTGGACTTTTACCATGACACGCCCTGCTACCTGTGTGAAGGTAACGGCACGGTGCGGGCGACAGTAAGGGAGTATGACTACGATTTCACCTGCGAATGCCCACGTTGTGAAGGTGTTGGCAAAGACTATGACGGTGATTGGGGTTCGTATCCATACGTGAATGAGAGTTCCTATATCTACTATAGAGGTAACACCAAGGAGGTGGAAGTTGACAGGAAAATACTGGAACGCATACTGGAAGAAGAATCCCAAGAAAAAAGCAAAGAATATCATAAAAAGGTATTGACAGTATAGATTGACTTGTGTATTATAAAGGTGTAAGGAATTTTTGAGGGCCGCGCCCGCAAGGGCGCAGTCCCACGGAGGAAGGCAACAGATGAAGGTAACAGCATTGGTTAGATTGGGTGCATTTCTGGAGCGCGACAAGCGCAAGCAGGAGCGTCCACGGCGGGCGGCCCGCCCGTTGCAAGTATCAACAGAACACCCCGCGTATTCGTTCGCTGAGGTACTGCGCCAGTGCATGGCAAGCGGCGGGGCAAAGTAAGGGAGGGGAAGGAATGTCCAAAGCTGTAGTACTGTCTAGCAAATGGAAACGTCTGCAACAGTTGAAAAACGCGCTCGTCCATGGTTCCATCATCCTGCGATAACAACAATAGATTACTAATACATTTTTGGAAATTAATGGGAGGTTATCTAAATGGCAAAAGTTGTAATGCGTGCAGGGGTAGAGGAGTTTGTTCTGGAGAGCGGCATCCCTACGAGCGTCGCCATTAAACAAGTAGACCTGCTGTACAGACTGGCGGGGCTCGACTACACATTGACTGGCATAGGTATTGCATGTAGTTATGCGTCCAAGATACTGAGGCGGTACGAGTTGGATACGCTCCTGAAACACCGCCCCGGATTCTTTGAGCGGCGGGAAGTGAATGCAGATGGAATGTTCAAAGTCAGAGATAGCGAATACATGCTACTGGAAGAGACTACCATGTCGTTTATCGTTGTAGAGGAGTAGGGAGGAACACCGATTATAGGAGGGTTTAGCTCATGAACGTTAAGTGCAAACACTGCAAACTGGAAAATTGGTTCGATAGCAAGACCACCACCGTCACCCACAAGGCCGACTGCTTGATGGTGCGGGAGGCGTACGAGACCGGAAAACATATCGAGTACAAGGAAGACGGTACGGCTGTCGTCCGTATAAAGTAGGCAAGGAAGTGAAGGAAGGGACGTAATGAAGAGGATTGCATACCTGAATAAACTGGAGGTGATGAAGCGCAGATGCAGGGGATAGACTAGGTAACAAGCCTAGTCTTTTTTTTGTTTGGGCGGCCCTCCCAGACGACCAACAGGGCGGGGCGCAACCTCCAAAACCTCCCATGACCATATAAACACATACGAATATACATATATGAATGTATATCCAAATACTACCAAAACCTGTTTAGGAATATAACCCTAATTTCTGGCAATTTTACACCTTATTCCAACTACAGAATTATCCCTAACGATCCCATTATTTTACAGTATTGACAATACACCTCATTCGTATCCGGGCGGGCGGGGCTATTGACAACAGAATCAACATCTGCTATACTAATATATTTATATACATATACGTATATAAGAGAGAGACTAATACCACTATATGGATATACAATACATGCATAAACCAATACCAATAAATGGATAGACGTAAGGATTGGCACAAGGCTTGCATATACGTATATACATATATTGGAATATACCATTGGCATCGGTATTGCATATAGA